CGAGTATAAAGAGTGGGCTTACAATAATTATATTTTGATTGACGAAAAGCAATTAAATACAGACGGTGTTAAAGCATATGCTGAAACATTAAGAAAGAATTTTAAACCTATCATAACACAATTAAGTAAAAAATGAAATATATTTTCGTAGCCGGCGCACCCGGCTCTAAATGGTCTAGTGTAGTAAAGAATATTTACTACAGCCCTAGCATAGACCAATCTGACTACGGTGATGAGCGCACGTATTATCACGATGCTAGTGGTAGTATGCAATTGATGCACTTAGGTGCATACTTTGATCCTGGAATGGAGTTTGGTGAACTATGTTTACGAATGCCAATGTACACTAAGGAACAGCATGAAGAAGCGTTTGATAAAGCTTTTGCACCTGACAGTACAGGGGTCCGTATTATTAAAAGTCATGTGTTTGCACATCACATCAATTACATTAAAGAAACATGGCCTGAATGCCCAATTGTATTAGTTCATAGAGATAATGATAGTTGTTTAGGTTGGTGGGTAAAATGCGGCCACTTTGATATAACTTATCCCAAGTATGATACATACTACAAAGACCTACGCACCATGTCATCTTTTATAGAAGAACAAAACAGTGACATACAAGACGCAATGGACAAACACAAGCCATTTAGAGTGTATAACAACTCTAGGTTGGCATTGATTCTCGGAATTGAGTCACCCCCTGCAGAATACAATCAAAGTTATATAGAAAACGATATAGAGGTATCAGTAATATGTTAAGTAATTGGGAAGAAACAAAAAAGCGTAGCAAGTATCATTTTGATAATTTCAAATTAGATTCTCAACAAGATAAAGTCACATCACTTGGTAAAATTGTAACAGATTTTAAACCTGAGTTAACTGATATTATCAAAAACGCAAAGCCTGCAACATGGAGAACACGTGGTAAGGTTGGCAAGACTAGACCCGAAGAAGAACTAGCAAGTGAAGACTATGATCTAGAGAAATTTGGTTATGGTAAAGATTATCAAATTACTCACTTGAACTGGGATATACCTGAAAAGCTAAAGCGAATCAGTGAGTTATTTGGACTACGAGATTGTATGGATCGTATACATGTACAGATGCCCGGGGAAGTTTGGAATCTTCATTTAGACAAGTTAGAAAAATGGTGTCCTGAAGAGCCATGGCGTGTTATGAGGTTACAAGTACAGTTAACAGACTGGGAGCCGGGGCACTTTTGGTCTTACGGTAATCATATGCATCAATTTTGGCATGCAGGAGATGTGACAACATTTGATTGGCAGAACATCCCCCATGCTACAGCAAACGCAGGGCATAACCCTAGAGTAACATTTCAAATGACCGGAATTGTTACTGAGCAGACTACAGATTTCATAAATAGATTAAAGAGATTTGAGAAACATCAGTTAGACATAACTGATAATTCTTGGTAAGAACACACCTTAGGACCGGTATTAAGTTACCGTAGTGTGACCCGGCTGCTGGGTTGATCTACGAATTCGCTACTCGGAAGTCTAAAGTGAGCATTTTATGATAAATAGTATGAGTGAAAAGAAAATAATTTATACCGCAGAATTCGGCAAAGATTTCATGAGTTGGCACGAGTGGGTTTATCGTACTCGTTCACCGGAAGAAATTGCAGAATATGAGACTGAGGACGAAGCACCTGGTAGGATGACTTCAGGTAAAACAGACTTATTCAATGCCTGGATGAAAGATCAACGAATTTTAGCACATACTGTGTATACAGACACTGACGAAGATTTTATGAATTATTTTGAGTTTACTATTTTCCCACAAGAAGAAACATGATATCAGACGAAATTTTAACAGAATCGGCAGCGCAAGAGTTAGCAAAAAAGCTACCTTCATTGCGTAAGCATGACTACGATACTATTGACCTTTTAATGCGTTCAATAGCTAAAAAGCACCATATAACCGGTAAAGCATTGCACGATTTGTTTGTTAAAAAATTCAAAAATACACCTGATAGTTGGATAAAAAATAAACTAGATGAAACTGATACTGAGTCTCTTGACATAGAAGATGAAGTTAATAAGTTTGTTGAGTGGACTAGTAAAAAACTAAACTTAAAAACTATACCTGAAATCGAACTCAGCACCGATACAGAAGAAGCACAAACAAATCATCACACTGGTGGTCACACAACTGGCGCCGGAACAATTTGGGTATATGTTACTAATAGAAACTTAGTAGATATATTACGAACTGTATTTCACGAATTGGTTCATGTCCGACAAGATGAATTAAACATGATTAAATCTGGATCAAGTTATCCAGGTAGCCCAATCGAAGCTATGGCCGATATGCTTGCGGGTAAATATATCAAGATTTACGGTGAACAAAACCATCACATCTTTCAATAAAATCTAACATGTGCTATAATAGTACATGCTTAAAATTTTAGTCCCATTGCCCAAAAAAATTACTATCGCATGTAGCGGTGGTGTGGACAGTATGGCTGTCGTTGACTTCCTAAGTCGCAAGCATGATGTAACATGTGCTTTCTTCCATCACGGCACAGAAAATAGCGAACGTGCTAATATGTTTGTGGCTAATTTCTGCACAGAACGAAATATTCCATTACTATGGGGAAGATGCCGTAGTGAGAAATCAAAAGAAGAATCACAAGAAGAATATTGGCGTAGAGAACGTTATGATTTTCTCTCCGAACTTGGCCCTGTAATTACATGTCACCACTTAGATGATTGTGTCGAAACATATATTTGGTCTAGCTTGCACGGTACAGCCAAAGTTATTCCACTCACTCGCAATAACGTGTTGCGTCCTTTTCTAACTACTCGTAAGCAAGAATTTGTTTCTTGGTGTGAGCGTCATGGTGTTTCTTGGATCGAAGACACTTCAAACAAAGATACCAAGTATATGCGTAACTATGTACGAAATGTATTGATGCCACATGCACTGCATGTTAATCCTGGATTACATACTCTAGTAAAGAAGATTGTAGAAGGCAAAGCTATTAAAGAGCTTGCACCGTCTTGACGTATTCAACTATCTTAGTGTGATTAAATTTTCTAAAGAATTCAGTGGGATATTCATTGCGCTTTTTATTCTCTATGTCAGTCTTTGGTATATCTGCCCATAGTAAGTTTGGTATAGACCAGGTCACTACTTTTCTGTGATTCTCTAACATAGTATTTAGCCGGTCCGCATGATAACTTGCACTATCTCTAGTCCAGTTATCGTTCTTCCAGTTTGCAAATATTGAATTATTTTGTGATGGTAACATAGTAAATCCATACTTGCTAGCATTCTTGTCAAACTCAGATTTGATAGACCATACAGGCCCATCATCAGGACCATTCAATCCTAATCTTTCAAACGTTATACTATGTAGGTCATTCTGTATGAACCAATCCGCAGTGCTATCAACACTTTCAATAGTCTCACCAGTTATGCCTACAATAAAATTAGTGTGAATAGGTACATTATGATTCCATATGTTATGATATAGTTCGGGTATGAATTCTCTAGCAGTCTTGCCACTCCATGCTTTACCAACAATCTTACTAGCTTCAGGGTGTAACGATTCTAAACCAAAGAAAGCACCGTATAAACCTGACTCTTTAAGATAATGAGCAGTGTCTGGGAATCGGTGAACTAAGTCAGCACGAATGTAACTTGCGTAATTAATTTTGAAAGGTAGTGCTTGCGTCATATCATAGAACGCCTTCATTTTGGTTTCAGTATCATTGAATGTATCATCAATGATGTAGTATGAAGTAGTTCCGAAGTTCTCATAGTTATATAGAATTTCTTCTTTCAAGAACTCCATTCCTCGAATATAATCTAATTTCTTTTTACCCAAGTGAGGGTACTGACAGAATCTACAAGCGAATATACAACCTCTACTAATATCTAAAGGCAATGGTTCATTCTTAAGTATAGCATCTTGCGGAGACCATTTGAAGTCATCTACTTCAATATTGTATATAGGATTTCTTGCTTTATTATATACTGGTCTCTTGTTTGGATCCCAGTAACATTCTACTGACTCCGGTGGTTCTGATCCAGTAGTTAAATAATTTAAGTACTCTAAGAAAATTTCTTCAGATGCAGTATTGTATGACATTACTGTAGCGTCTACTATTCCAAAACCTGTCAGTTTCTCAGATTTATATCCACCCAAAACTATTTTTATATTTGGGAAGTCTCTTTTAATATTTTTCAAAACATTTAGTAAAGATTCTGACAACCAGTATTTTACCCCGTCAGCATGTTTATGGACAGTCAACGCTAAAAAGGTAGTTGATATAGCTAAGACACGGGTATCTTTAGTTATGAATTTTCTAGTTAACTTGTCAACCGTGTCTGCCGGTAAAAAGTTGATAAAGTCAAGTACTTGGGTAGTATAATTATTCTTACGTAACCAATATGCTACCTTATAAGGTCCTATTGTCCTGGATAACCCCCAATCGACTCCACCATTCCAAAAGATTACATTCATGCAAATATTTAGTGTGTAAATCATGTTACCTAAAATAGTTGACTTCTCTACACATTCTGTTATACTAACTAGATATTTAAGGAGAACCTATGTCAGACTATAACAGAACCTTTAACGGTGAAGCAAAAATCAAACTTACACAACTAATCAATGAGGGCATGACCGTCCTACATGAAATTGATACGCTTAATGGTGGGTTGAATGATACCGTTAAGGCAGTTGCAGAAGAATTGGAAATCAAAGCTTCTACATTGAAGAAAGCAATTAAGATTGC